TATGGATAAAATCCACACACCAGAATGGAAAGAAAGCGTCTTAAAGAACTTTAACACATATCTTTCTGGCGTAGACGATATGACCATAGTTGATAGGTTTGATATTGTCATAGACTACAATAGCCTAGTAGAGTTTCCATTTGAGACAACAAGAACTGTATGCGATATGATAGGTCTTGAGATAATAAATACAGAGTATGTGGATAACCTAAGAGACTATACAGAGCATAAGCATATCCTGTCTAGCAAAAGGGTTGATGAGTATCAAGAAATAAAGACACACATACAGTCTATGGATCTTTCAAGAATGTACAAAATCTATGACGCACTGCTTGCAAGGTGTATAGGCGTTACTGGTACACTGTAATTATGCTAAACATCCTATGCTTTAACTGTGGCGGTATGTATCAACTACCTTATGGGGTATCAAACCCTACAAAACAGTGTCCAAAATGCAACGGCAAATAAAGATTACGATAGGTCCTTTATAGCCCTATTGACCATACGGATCAAACCTCTTCGAGTTATCTTCGACGCATCAAATGTCTCCGTATATCCCCCTTGTGGCATATCTGCCTTATCCAGGAAAGAACCATGCTTCTTAGTAAGTGTATGTACTACTAGGGATTCTACTGCTCTCGCTCTATCCCGTTCGGAAAACCACCAATACTTGATCAATATCCAACCCTTGGTCCTATGGGCTGCAAACCTTCTTCCGCTTACATCTGATATACCTATCTTGACAGCCTTATGTATAGGGCTATAGAGTATATATAATAGGGTCATTAGTCTATTATACTTGACATCCCCCGCAAAATTTGATATGATTGAGTTATGAAACCTCTAACAAAAAGACAAATAGACAACCGATTTTGGAAAATGATCATAATTAACTGCACCCATGAATTTGAATGGTCATTGCAGTGTGGTGAGATAGCCTGTGGCAAGTGCTATGTAACCTATGATGAATATAAAAGAAAGTATGAGAATGTCTAGCCTAGATGACTTCATGAAGGACCCTTGGAAAAGGTTCAATGAGATGCGTAAAACACCTCATGAACATGATTACGATTATAGAATAGATTCCTCTGGCACAATGTTCTTTGAGATATGTAAACTATGCCTTGATACTAAGGGTGTTATCGATATGGGAGCAGATGAAGGATACTAACCACTATTGCCCGTTTAGGGCATAGGAAGGTTTATAACTTCTATTTTGCGCCGAACTTTAAAGATTTACCTATGGTGTATAATAGTTATATGCCATATATAGTTAATAATCAGCCTGTTGGACATAACCCAGCCGAAATCGAAAGAAAACCATCCTACATGGAGTTTTTTGAAAAGGTGGGAAACTCTCCAGATAACATAAAAATTATCCCAAACTTTCTTTCTGATAAAGAGATTAGATATATTTTATCACACATAGATGAAAGAAGAATGGTAAGTTTTGTTTCTCAAAAAGATAACGATGGCAATCCTACTTCGTGGATTCACAACTATGAAGGAATTCCTGACAAAGATAATGTAATCGGCAGAGTATCTGATGAAATAAAAAAGGCGTATGACATTGAAAATGTTGAGCCAAAAAGCGATAGGCTAAATATTGCAAGATGGGATGTCGGCAGCAAACTAAGCCTTCATGTTGATGATCTTGGCTATGTAACAGACAATCATCTGCCAACACTTGTTTATTTAAATGATAAATATGAGGGCGGAGAGTTGGGTTTTGCTACACATGGGTTTGTCTTTAAACCTAAAAGGGGTGACCTAATCATGTTCCCTGGAAATATGCACTATGCACATGAAGTATTTGAAATTTTGTCTGGAACAAGATATACCCTACCTATCTGGTTTACAATACCGTAGGGTATAATTGAACAATGATAGAAAACGCTTCAGAACCTCACAATAAAAAAAGAAAACTTCTAGATGGATCTGAAGTAAATGATTACGATCACCCAATTGACCTTATACTACACACAAAGGCACCTGGAAAGTGGAAACTAATTGATCTTGAAACTGGTCAAGAATATCTTGGATCAGAGATATCTCATGAAACATTTGGTGAAATCTTAAGAAGCAAGGTTGCCAAGGCTAAGATAGGTTCTTGGTTCAAAACAAAAGGAAGAGTAGCAAAAAATGGATAACACAAATAGACCAATAACTTTTCACTGGATGTGGAGAAGACACTGGCAAGTAAATGATAGCACTGAGCATCTAGACCTTAAGGGAATTCTCGGTATGGCACAAGAACTAGATAATGCAAATGTAAAATCTGTTCTTCTTCCATATGGTCCAGGTGGTATAGATTTTTCTTTAGTTATACAAGAAGCCCTACAGAAAACAAATCAATTAATTATGACTATTGCGTTGCCTGCATATGGGACAAGTCCAGACTATGCTGCTAAAATAGTTGACACACTAAATCAGTTTGCACCTGGAAGAATTGGTGTAAACCTAGTTGCTGGAAGATGGGGCGATGAAGGTAATGACAAGTCTGAAAAGATAGTAGTAGATCATTACATGCATGACCCAAGCCTAATTGACACTCTAGATAAAAGAGTTGCAATATCTGCAGTTTGGATGGACAAATTCATGGATTTGATGCAAACACATACTCACAAAACACATATGGCAGTTGTTGGTTCTTCAGATACTACAATTGGTATAGCAAACAAGCATTGTGAATATATTTATGTTGACGATAACTTATTGTATAAGGATCAGTTTAAAAAAATTCAAGGCCCTAAGCCAATAGTAATCATTGATCCACTTATTATTAATAATCTAGATGATGAAAAGAATGTTAAGTATGATAAAAATGCACCAGAAAGAAGGCAGCATCATCATGTAAAGGGAACGATGGAAGAAGTAAAGAAACAAATAAAAGAACTTTCTGATAAGTTTGGAGTATATGATTTTATGATTCATACCGATCAAGAAGATATTAGCCAACTTCTTAAGTTAGTTAAAGAGTTTAATGGTAAAGAATCTACCACAACTGATGCAAACTTAACTGCTAAAAATTTTGCAGCAATTGGTAGAGGCGCTAACAATATAAAGGTATTTAATAATTATCTTAGCAAAGAAGAATGTTCTGACATTGTAAAAATGATTAAAGAAACAGAAACAAGTAATGTAAGGATGCTTCAATCTGGTGCCATATCATTAATATACTATGACTCTCTTGATCTTCCAGAAAAATATATTCCTGGAGTTCATTCTCTTTTAGAAAAAGAATACGGTGTAAAAGTAAAGCCAAGACATTCTCGTTTTGCTGAGTGGAGACACAGCAGCAGTTTTACAATTCCTATAGATGACATGGGGTCTAAAGATTCTAACCATATGGCTGGGTGGATATACCTAAATGATGATTACGAAGGAGGAAGGATTTCCTTTATGCATCAAGATGTATCTATTAAGCCGAAGGCTGGTGACCTAGTTATGTTTCCTGGAAATGTCCACTACTGGTATAACATAATGCCTGTAAATGGGTCAAGATATATTATGCCTATATGGTTTGATTTTGTTTAATGGTATAATAAATATATGAATAAGTCTAAGTGTTTTTTTTGCGATAGCGATGCTACTCATTTTGATATTGTTGTTAACAATGAGAAGTATATTGTTGCAGATGTATGCTTAGACCATCTTTCTATGGGCCTGATTGTCTAACTGGTAATCTTTAAATGAATAGAATAATTACATACCCAAGGTCTGGGACACATTATCTTCAACACCTTATTCTAACATACTCATCTCAAAAGATAGACTCTAGCCATTATCAAGTTTTTGATAATAGTTTTATTATAACTATTGCACGAAATCCTTTTGATAGTATAAAATCCACAATGGCAATGAAGAAACATTATTTTCCAGATACATATCTAGACAACGACTACATAAAATATTATATTGATACATATACTTTTTTAAACAAGGATGCTAATTTAGTTATTGATTACGAAGATTTAGTTTCTTTTCCAGAAGAAATAACAAAAAGTGTGTGTGATACTCTAGGCTTTAAAAAAAATCCTATGGAATATCCTATGATGAAAGACGACAAGGACTATGAGTATCTTGTGTCTAGTAAAACAGTTAAAGAATATGAAGAAGAATATTTTAGTAAACAGGATATCGAAAAATGTTATCCACATTATCTAGAATTGCTGAGTAAATCAATCAAATTGACTTAGAGGTAGTTCTCTGTTATACTATATATATGATTCAATGGATTGCTGACTATGCACACTGGGTACTTGCCTGCATTGGCGTATCTGGTATTTATTTTGTAGGTAAAAAAACCCTATGGGGATGGTTTGTTTTACTTTTCAATGAGTGTTTATGGATAGCATATGCTTTAGTCACAGATCAGTATGGATTTATCTTTGCAGCAGTAGCCTATGGTGCTGTTTATATTAGATCTTACCTACACTGGAGACGAGATGCCTAGACATTACGATATACCCGATCCATTTCAAACCTTTGTAGCCAAGAAGTATGCTAACGCTAAGGGTTATGTACATGACTTCTTTACTGGTGAATGGTCTTATAAGTGTTCTTCTTGTAAGGATGATCTTTATGCTCCATCCCGCAAAATTATGACAAAGATTAGACTGTTTCATACAAGAAATGAGTGCTTAGGTGGATACTGAACAAGAGTTTGACTTAGAGTTTACTGTTGAAGAAATGATTAATCTTTATGGTATTAATAGCCTTGAAGATTTAGATAGGATTGACTAATGGATGCTGAAGAAGAGTTTAATTTAGAAGACATTACGAACGCCATAGTTAATCAGGCTAAGGCTGATGTTAAGTCTAAGTTTGGAAATAAGAAACGGCATAGACAATGATGTGCAATGTATGCGGACTATCTAAAGAATCAGAGTGGTTTTGGAATGCTCATCAAACAATGTCTGATGGAAAGATCTGGTGTGTAAATGCCAAGAGAGCCTAAGATTACGAAGATGGACTGGAGAGCCTTGGGCTATTGGCCTGTATACAAAGATGGAAAGAAAGTGTGGGTGACTGAAGATGATAAATCATTCAACGAAGACACAAAGAACTAAGATACTACCATTACGATGGATAGGAAACATCTCTGGAGAGTTTGCAGCAAATCATTTAGTTAAGTGTGTTAATATGGACGAAGATGAAGAATTTGGGTGGCGATATAAGTACCACGCAAAAACGTACAAAATTCTTAACAAGCCTTACGAATGGTGGGGAACATACTATACCATAGACATTAAGGCCTGGAAAGAAGATTTGGATCAAATCAAGATTGATATGTCTGATTCTGGCTGGGATGATTACGATGAGTTTGGCAAAGCCTATTGGGAGGATAAAGAATGAGTATAGACGAAATGGCATTACGAGAAGAGATAGCAAGGGAGATTGAGGCTCTTCCTATTGAGCCAGCAGTAACAAATGCACTAGGTATGCGCCTGGCTGCAGCACATATTGCTAGAGGAAAAGGTAATTATATGACCAACTTATTTGAGAGACAGGTGGATTTTGAATGATTAGTTTATTCTTTTTGGTACCAGCATTTATTGCTGGGTATGTGGCATGCTATTTTATTATGACATACAAGGTTAGCCAAGATTAAGCCGACAGCACACATCTACGATGTAGATGGTACCCTAGCCAATGTAGATCCATACCTCCACCATGTTCGTGGCTCTAATAGGGATTACGATGCCTTTCATAGTGCCTCTATAGATGCCCTGCCAAACGTAGAGGTAGTTGAGATGCTTAATAATTCTGTCAGTGATGGACACTCTATACTTGTTGTTACATCTCGAAAAGAAAAATATCGTGGGCTGACATCTATGTGGCTTGCTAAGAATAATATTAGGTCTCATGGCTTGTTCATGAGATCAGATGATGACAACAGACCAGATTATGAAGCAAAGAAAGATATGCTTGATAAGATAACTAAACTATGGGATGTCACTTATGCTGTTGATGATAATCCAAATGTGATAAAATTATGGGAAGATCACAACATTCCTACAAAAAAAATAGGTACTTGGGATGGCAATAAGAGTTGACTTACACTACAGAGAATGGTATGATTAGTCTATGAGCAATCGAGTTAAGAAAATTTATAAGTGCAAAGAGTGTGAAACTATGATCACAATTGTGACAAAGGTTCATGAACTTCCAGAATCAATTATCTGTCCATGTGACAACGTATCAGAAAGCCAGGGAGAGTAATGAAAAAGTCTAACAACAAAGTGTCTCAACACAAGATCAAGCGAGCAAACAAAAACAAGAAAAGAACACAGGCTAAGCCACAACTATCAAGGTTTGAGCGTAGACAAAATCTTATTAGAGAACAACTACTTCTTGGTGTAATGCAATCAATTTCTAAGTAAGGCTGGAGTTAATCATGGTGGATTACGATAAGTTAAAAAAAATCCCAGACGAACTAAAGCATGTAATTATTAAAGAGCATATGAAAACCTATTATCATTGGACTGTTGGTATTCTTTGCTTTCTAATTGGAACATTCTTTGGTTTATTAATCAAATAAGGTCTAGCACCAGTAGCCAAGTTGGTTAAGGCACCGAACTCATAATTCGGCTATTCGTAGGTTCAAGTCCTACCTGGTGTACACATCTGTAACTCAGTTGGTTAGAGTACCTGCCTTATATGCAGAGAGCCGAAGGTTCAAGTCCTTCCAGATGTACTTTGTCTCCATCGTCTAGTGGCCTAGGACTCTGCCCTTTCACGGCAGCAACACGGATTCAAATTCCGTTGGAGATACTAAACCTCTGTAGTTCAGTGGACAGAACGTTGGACTTCTAAGCCAAGCGTCGCAGGTTCGATTCCTGCCAGGGGTGCTATAATACTACACATGGAAAAAATCACATGTAATGAATTGTGGAGAGAGTGGATGCTTTCAGATCCAAACAATCATTTAGTTATTGCTGCAAAACAAAAAATATCGACATACTCTAAAGAAGACTGGAAGTCTATGTCTGAAGAGGCAACATCTTTAACTAATAGGCTTGGTGAGTTAGTAATGTATAACATCCCAATTAAGAGTAAACTCGCTGAGTCTGGATTTGAAGATCTTGTTGAGCATTTTCATAAATGGTTTTTTCCAATTACAAAAGAATATATTTTGAGATTATCTTGTCTTTGTAAAACAGACTACAGTTATGCACAATTTTTTAACAATTTTTATCCTGGATTAGCAGACTATCTATATAGACTGGTACCATTTTATTTACACAAATTGACTAAATAGATATTATTTTTTAGGATGTTTAACTTCGTATGGCGCAATCTTAGACTTAATACGGCCATCTTTATATAGTCTGACAATCCAACCATCTTTAATCTGAATAGGATTAAACGCTGCTGCTTTTTTCTTTGGCATTATATTGTGTGTCTTTCTCTTTGTGACTTTGTATAATCCTTGCCGAAATCAGCAAACAAAGCCTTGTCTTTTTCACGATTAACAATTCCTCTTGACCAAGAGAATCCTGCGTCTCCGCCCCATGCTAACCACATGATATATCCGTTAGATGGGTTTGCCTGGTTGCCCCAGTCCTTACCCTTCTTGTCCACTTCATGACGTGAGAAGTATGAGAACATTCTCTTAACAGTACTAAGAGATAAAGTTTCCCCTCTTGCTAACTGTCCTGCACGAGTCCAGCCTACTGAAGTTCCTGCACCAGTTGCTTTACCATCTTCTTTAAACTTAATTGCTTTTCTTGCTGCTGCTCTCGCTCCTGCTGGTGGAGAATATCCTTCAGCCTTTGATACTGAATCTGTTTCATATTCAACTGTGTCATCATCTTCAAAAAAGTCATCTGCCTTTGCAGCAGGTACACAATTAGGAACTGGTTTACCATTTGCTCCTGGCTTCATACCACGCTGCACATATCCATCCCAGCAAGGTGCTTGCTTATTTACACTAGCACAGCAATCTGATTTCATTTCTCCAGCCTGGCACTGTGGGCACTCTTCACATGTAACGTTTAATTCTTTGCACATTGGACAGCCGCAACCTTCGTATTCTTTTTTAATCTTTTCTTCTTCTTTATACGACTTACCAACCTGTGAGTCGTACATTGCCATCTCAACTTCTGAATCCATTGAATGAGTTTCCATATCTATCTTAGTAGCGTCCTGATACATCATACCAATACTGTATGCAGTTGGCTCCCACTTACCATCTTCTTGTTCGTAAATTCTAACAGCCATTGCTGGGTTATCTGGTGGCATTGACTGAATTGCATACTCTGTTCCAGGAACTCCGTATACTCCGCCCTCTGTCATGATGTGTTCTACGACTCCGTGGACTACGCCTTCGGATGTTGAACCCATAACAAAATCGCCTTCTTTTAACATATAACTATTATAGCATGTCGTTTAACCTGTTGTGGGTCCTGATCCTGTGACAGTTGGCACAAACCACTTCACACTTTTCTATCTCTTTCTTGATAGCCTTCCATGAAAAACCATCATGGATCATTCTTGATACGTTGTATTTTTTATCTCTTATGTGATCAAAGTCTAGGATTATATGATTACTAACACCACAATCTACACAGCCAGAATCCTCTTTTATCTTAGCAAGCATCTTTTTATACTGCTGCTTATTATAATGGTCCAACTCTTTGTCAGTCATTGATATTATTATACCGCCAAATGTTAGGCCCCACACAGGCAATTCACCTGACTTGCGCCACGGTCTCTATCCAATGGGTAACTAATCCATCACTAAGGTCCTGTGTGGGACAACTATATTGTACTACTTAATTTTTGCTATTTGAGATTTAGCAAGTTTAAGAGCGTTCCCACTTATAGGAGAATACCCAAACTCTGTAGCCTTACATTTTGTAATGGCAAAGGTGAAGAATTTGGCAACTTCGCTTGACCCAACGGGTGCTATTCCATAACTAAATGTAGAAATGTTATACGCCATCTTATTTGGATTATTATAGTTTGGAGTAATTGTTCCATCTGGGTTAGATGTAAAGTCTGATAAGAATCTAGATGCTGCATTTACTGTTGGCTTAACAAATCTTCCTGATCCGTTTTCAACATAAGAAACACCAAATGGTTTAGTAAATGAAACTTCATTGTAAGCAATAGACCCATCTGTCTTTGATTGTAGCATTGCTACTCCTTGAGATCCAGATGCAGAAACAAACGATCCTATTTTTTCATTAATGTTACCTGGGAATGCAGTAGAAAAAGATTTGTTTGCAGGCTTATTCCATATATTTTTTGCAACTGTATTAAGGTAAGTTGTAAAAACCTCAGAAGTTCCAGATCCATCTGCTCTATAAATAACAGTTATTTTCTTTGCTGGAAGTTTACTTGGGTTGTTCTTCTTTAGAAGTGGATCATTCCACATTTTAATTTGACCAGCAAAAATCTTTGCTAGATTTTCTTTGGTTAGTTTTATTTGACCTTTATAGCCATCTAATTTATAACTAATAGCAATAGGACCAGCAACAATTGGTACATAGACAAAATCAGTTTTTGGTTTTACTTCTGATGATCCATATGGAACATCACTAATAGCAAAATCAGTCAAACCTAGAGCAAGTTGATTCTTTCCAGAACTTGATCCGTTTGGGGTATAAGAAATGTTATTGCCAGATGAAGCATATGCCACTCTGCACTTCTCTATAAAATTAGAAGCAAATGACGAGCCTGAGCCAGTTAGATCTGCTGCTTGTGCGGTAGGTATAAACAAGACACTAGAGATTAGTGTTGCTATGATGAGTTTAATCTTCATACTAATAAGTATACTTTAGAATGACTACATTAGCGATCAAATGCTGTAAACTAGCGATGAACTTAAGATGAATAATGAGCAGTTTATAGACGACTGCTCAGGTCTATTAGCCACGAAGATTCGACTCCTGCTAACTCTCCACTCATAGGAGCATCCGTTGTAAAACCTTTTAAAGTCTTATATCGGAATGTTATCTATTATACTACTTAATTTTAATAGATTTAGGCTTTTTTTCTTCAGGAACAATACGAACCACATTAACATGCAGCATACCGTCCTTAAGTTCTGCAGATGTTACTTCCATATACTCTCCCAGTGCAAAAGATCTTACGAACTTTCTTCCTGCGATTCCCTTATGAACTACCTCTGCATCTGTAACTTCAACAATCTCACCCTTGATAATCAATGTTCCGTTATCTACTGAAACGTCAATATCATTCTTTGAAAACCCAGCGACAGCCAGTGAAATCTTGTATGTATCTTCATCCAGTTTGATAAGATCATACGGAGGGTATGACTGTGAGTTTGTTTTATGTGCTGTATTTAGGCGACTCAACTCTCTGTTGAAGCCAATAAAAAAAGGATCATTGAATAGATCCATAGCGTATTTTGTTACCATGTTATTCCCCTTTCAAGCGAATAATTTAATTCCCCCCATTTGGGCAGGTAATAATATTATAACATAGAAAAACAGGCCTGTCAAATAAACAGACCTGTTAATCTAATTTATTACTTCTTTGCTGCTGCCTTCTTAGCAGTCTTCTTGACTACCTTGGCAGATCTAACTGCCTTATCTACCTCATCTACCGATGGCATCTTTCCAAATGCGGTGTCTGAAGGGTTTGCTGCTCTCAATACAACTGGCACAAGTGCACCAAGTAGTGAGTATGCTAGTGTCTGTGGATCTGTCACACCAGAGGCATACATTGCTGTTGCTGCTCCAAGTACTGATCGTCCGTATGACGCTAGTGCTGCTTTAATTTGTTCGTTCATTTTTTCCTCCTAGGATTTTATTGCTTGACTATAATGTAAATCACACAAGTCGACTATTCTGCTTTCAGAACTTGCCCAAACATGTGTACTCTCATCCTGACATAATTCCTCTTCACATATAAAAAGGTTAAGGTTCTTTATGCTTTTCAGGACGATCATTACCCTATTCTATCATAGTCTTCTGGTAGCAGTTTCTTTAGTTCTTTGTAGGCCCCAGAAATTTTCTTCATTGAGTGGTAGTGTGGAAATGCTGATCCTACAACCCCGTACTCGTCAAAGTAGGCTATCTCAGGCTCAATATCACTAATAAATTTATTTAGTGATGACTGGACATCATCTATGTATTGATATGCCCAATCTCTTGAGTCTGAAACAAATTTTAAAAAGTCCTCATTTGATTTTTCTTTGTCTGTTTTACTTTCCTCGTTTAAAGATTGTTGCATAACTAAAAGTTGTAGAGTGTTTGCAAGTATTGCTCTATTTTTTTTTACCTGCACAACATACAATGACAAGAATAGTAGCGTTAAAAATACAAATGTTCCAACCAAGATTGACTCAATCACAACTCTACCCCACCTTCTCTAACTAATAGCACAATTGCACCATTATCCTCAAGGGCTTTCTTTACACGAATCATATACTCTATTGCTTCTTTTTTCTTTTCAACTGTATCCAAAGACATAAAGTCTTTTTCTTTTGCCTTTACAGTTAAGAAGTTATCATTATCTACAATCTGCAAAGAGAAACCTTTTGGACAGTGTAAAGATCTGAAGGCTCTTTTCATTTCATCTGTATACATATCACTCCATAGTTAACGATTGCCAGGTTTTACCCCAGTCAGTTTTACTCTTGTGGCTAGAAAACTCCTTAGAGACTTCTCCATTTTCTAAGTATACTCCACCCCAAACTCCCCATTCTTTGCCAGATATTCCAACAGAAAAACATTCTTTTCTAACAGAGCATCCAGAGCAAAGTGCATCTATTGCTGGTCTAAGTAGTTCATCCTCTTCATACTTATCAAAAAATAAGTTTGTGTCATAATCTAAACATATGGCATTATCTTTCCATTTATACTTGTTCATTTACTTCACATACTTATCTGGAATTTCCCACCCTTGACTAGAAGGAACAAACTCTTTTTTCATTTGCCACTTATTGTTTTTGTATATTCCAAACTTTGAAAAGTATGCCTTTTCTGATGGAAATGTTTCGACTACTGTCCAACCATCCCAAGACAGTTGCTTGTTGTTGGTTACGATTGATTCCATAACACTTAAAGAATTAATTGTTTTCATGTTGTTCCCGTTCTGTTGTGTGCTTTGCACAGATGATGTATACACCTTAAAAGTTATATACGTTTGTATTTATATTATTTAGTTTTGATAAATGAACAATCTTTGAAACAGGCTCTTTTGGATTAGAAAGAAAAGCAAAATGATTTATATCTTTTATATTTTCTTCTAACCATTCAGAAGTAACCTTAAAGAACTTAATGTTCTTTTTTCTTGACTTCATTCCTCTTTCAGATAAGTTTGCAAACTCCATAGCCATCATGTTTATGTTATTTGGTCCTGCAGAATAAATAATAAAGTCTTTGTCTTGTTCTTCTAGTTCAGAAAGGGCAACGGCCATTGATCTGAGGAATATATTATAGTTGTCAAAACTACTTGTCCCCTGAACCCCTACTATCATCGTTAATCCCTTCTCTTAGTTTGTCCATTATAAACAGCATCTTATCTAATTGTACCTTATCCATGTGTATCGTGTCAACTTCTTCTGCAGACTCTTTATCAATTGACTGACCATTTATTGGTGCTCTGTAAAAAATATTATCTTTGATCCAGTATGCTTGGTTATCCAAGATAATAACCTTTACATTGGTTTTGTCATAATGCTTTTTTGACTGTGTTTTGTTTATTATTTTTCTTGAATACTTTTTACCGCTGTTAAACCTGTAAAGAAGCATGGACTGGCTGACTATGTTAGAACTGCCTTTGTCTCGTGATGCAAAAACATAGGTAGCCAAAACTAATAAGATAGTTACAGTTAGCCCAGCAGCACCATACCAGTTATTCATAAACGCTCCTAGCATTCATTGTATCACTTTTTTTCTGAAAGAACTCTAATTATCTCTTTAATAACAACTCTTTCATCTTTTGCTAGTGAGTTGACTGCATCTATATCAAATGATTTTTCAGCCAGTTTGACTATAGGGTCTTCAATAGTAACATCCATATCAATAAATCCTTTTTGCCATAAACTCATAGTTGTTGCTGAAAAATAAGAAGACATATCTTTACTTAGTGATGGATCAATGTTTTTTAATATGCTGGTTGGCCTATACATAGGCTCTCCAGTCTCTGGATCTACCCCAGCAAACTCTAGCCCACCTTTTAGTAATAGTTCGTTTATGATTTCATCTGGATCACTCACTGATAAACTCCAAAAACTGTTCTCGTGTTTTTGCACCGTTCATACGCTTGACCTCTTTGCCATCTTCAATCAGTATGTATGTTGGCACAGACTTTATTGCAAACCTCTTTACCATATCGACTTCGGAGTCAGCATCAATAAATTGAAAATTAATGACTCCTTCAGAATGAAGTTCTTCTGCTATTGGCTTAGTCCTTTGACAAGGGTTGCACCATTCTGCAGTAAAATAAAGGATGTTAATCACTTTCCAGATTTCTTTCTAGCCTTAGCAAGTGCATCAAAGTCCTTAACCTTTGTCTCTCCCATATAGCCCCAGGCGTGACCATCATTAATCATCTTGTCATTAAGAGAAACGGTGTCTCCGTCAAGGTAAACCCATCCCAAAATACGACCATACTTTTCAGACGAGTTCATCTTCTCTGTCTTGATAACGACAACCTTGGCAGAATCAATAGCAGCCTTCAAATAAGCCTTTGCTTCCAGTCCTAAGACCTTTTCAGCCTTGTCTGTAGTGCGAGACTCAGGGGTATCAATACCAGCCAGTCTTACTCTTGAACTAAAAGAAATGTCAAACCCTAAATCAATATCGACATCGATTGTATCTCCATCAACGACCTTTGTTACTTTCTTTACATAATATTCAAACATTATTTTCTCCCCCATTTAACTTTATTCCAACCACGCTCATGGAAGTAATAAAGGATTGTCTTTGTAACTACCTCGAAACTTGCGATTGCACCTGCTGTAACTGGCTCTTTGGTTATAAGCCAAGCAATAGCAAATGTATCTGCTGTTCCAATTATACGCCATGTAATAGCCTTTAGTGCTGATCTTTGTTTAGATACATTCATGCTGGCCACTCCATATTTTTAGGACCTTTACTGATTATGTTCCAAACCTTAGATACCCATCTCTTTACGCTTTTGCGTAGCCGATATAGCATGAATGTCTGCCCCCAAATCTACTTGCTCAATTTTATATCCTACATCACGACCATATACGATATTGGTAATGTTGGGTAGTCTTAATACTAATGCACCATCCATAAAGTCGTCCTTGGCAATATATTCTTTTACCTGATCAAACTTAAGTGGATCCTTCTCACTTGTGTTGTAGGTATTACGTACTCCAAGAAGCACTTGCTCAGTTCTCTTACCAGCCTCTTTGTAAAGGGCGTGGTGACCTTCGTGCCAAGGCTGATACCTACCCAGCATGAGAGTTGTAGGTGCAGACCAATCATGAAGACTAAACTTATCAATGATGTGAGATGCCTTTGCTTCTGCATCTAAGTTGTGACTAATAAAAGATACATCAAAATCTGTTGGTCGTTCAAACATTTTATTAGTGTCTTCAAAGCGACCCTCTGCAATGGTGTCCATGAATACCAAAATGTCTGGATTACCAAATGCTACACGAGTTAGGTCTGTTGGACAAACAAAGTCAACAATGACTGGAGCAACCCCTTGCTTGGAAATTAGACGAGCCATCTCGCCCATGCGACGAGACTGTTCTAGTCTATCTTCTGGTGCAAACCCCAAGTCTGAATTAACTGTTGCACGAACCTCATCTGCATTGAGATGAATAGCGTTAATGCGTTCTTTTAGGGCCTTGGCTAGTTCTGTTTTCCCAGATCCTGGCAGTCCAATAATTTGAATAATCATGCGTGTGGCTCTTCCTTTGCTTTATTTTCAATTAACTTATCTCTTTCATCTATGACGGTAATCATAAATGACATCATTTTTTTATAACTTTTAGGGTTGTTCATAATCTTGTTATAGTGATGACCACAAAACATAAGGTCTCCGTTAAGCCCAGTAATCTGTACCAATGCTTCTGCAGCACAGGAATCACATCTGTCTGTAGCCTTTAGGACCCACTCTTTTACCTGATCCTCTGATTTAATCATAGTCTTCATAGTATACTCTATCTTTCCTGTGTTAGTTGAATAAAATTATTAAAAATTTTCTTATACCTAATTGTACAACAGTTTCATGGCTGTGTCAAGTTTATGCTATACACACTCTAAATTTAAGGACTCTTCGGCAATCGTAATATTCATCCTGTATCTTTCATCTAAGATATTGTGGAAATCTTCATACCTTACGCCATTGCTATAATATCTGTAGTAGTTTTTTCTAAAATGAAAATTGCAATAAAAAATACCATGATTGTTATTAAAATCATTAGTCTTTGTAAAGTTTATCTTTCCATCAACGTACTTTGTGGGAGTTACCTTTACAAGTGCATCAGCGGTACAAACCAAACTTGGCTTGTGTGTGCTATAAATAGAACATTTAAACCCTAATGTTTCTGTTGTCGTTATATCTTTAGCAAAGGTATCTTTTACCCTTTCTCTTTCATCAATTATAAACTGCTGTATTTCTTTCCAGGACGCAGCAATTTCTTGGTTACCACCTGTTCTTGTCATGTTCATCTCATAATAATAATGATAGTCACACAAGAATTTTTTACCATGGGTACCCTCAATATATACATATGCTGGTGCAACACAGGATGTGTTTGCATTCTGAGTAACATTAATTATGTTTAATGTCTTCTCAGGCAAAAACATCATAGGGTCAAAAGACTGACATATTTGCCCATCTGGTATGCTTGTTATCATCTTTTTCTGTTATCTGTTGAATAAAATCCACTACCGTTGAATACTGCTCCTACATTAGAGTATACACGAACCAGAGGCAGATTGCAAGTTTCGCAACCGTACCCTGGGTCGTCTTCTTTGATTGATCTTTCTTTTGTATACCTTTGACCGCAAGGCATACAATCGTATTCGTATAATGCCATTTACTTAGATTTTTTCTTTTCTTTTACAGTCCAGATAGGAGCATTGAGTTTATCTCCACCCCACTCATAACCAAGTAGTTTAACCACTGCTCTAATTATTTTAATACGCATTATTTTACACTCTTTCCAAACTTAACCCATACTCTTTCATGCAAGAAATAGCCAAGTGCTTCCCATCCAATATAAATGAGAGCACCAAGACTTGCATACTCCCACTCACCAGTAAACAGATATATTACTCCAGCGACACCAACAAGATGAAATGTTTCCCAACTTGCTGTCTTAAGTAGTGTTCTTTTGGTTGATTCCATTATAGGGCCACACTACCCTTTCCTCCGCCACCAGAAGACTTCTTTGTAGTAGGCTTTGCAGACTTCTTCGCAGCATCTGCTGATGTGGCCTTTGCTGGTGTTGTTGCGGTTGCTGCCACCTTGTTTAGTAATGGAGCATTTTCTTCACCAGTATAAACTGGACGACCCCAACCAACTACAGCGTTGACTAACTTCTTCTTGTTATTCTTTACGTATGCACGAGTCTTCTCTACGCACATTCCGCCGTTGCGCTGGTCTCCCTTTGCAGTTCCTGAAGTATTTCCCTCAATAACTTGGATTGTTCCATCGCCATTGTTCTTAATGCAAAGACCAACATGTGAAATACGATTTACACCATCATCTGGGAAATCAAAATAAATCCAGTCTCCTGCTTGTGGGTCATCGTTACGAGCATCTGACCAACGCTCTGCCTTCTTGAACCAGTCTGCTGCTGCTACTGTTGATGCTGACTTAGGGAATGACTTAACTCCCGCTGTAAATGCACACCAAGAAACAAAAGATTGGCACCATGGTTGGAAGTTAACCTTGATCCATGCACCGTACTTTGTTTCATTATCCTTTGGGCCTTCGATTGTGCCCACTTCTTTCTTTGCAATCTCTATGATTGCTTCTAGACTACCTTTTGCTGCCATGTGTGGCCTCCTTTTTCTCTTATACTATTATAGCACCTACCTACAGATCTTGAAATTGTATTCCTTTTCCCACTTAATAATATCAATTTCATCATTAAGAAGTGGTTGACCTTTTATATTAAGACTAGTGTTTAGTAAGACTGGCACACCAGTTTCAAGATAAAATTTATTGATTGCTCTCCAGAGCCCACGGTGCTGATTTTTATTTACAGTCTGAACTCTTGATGTTCCATCTGCATGGACCACAGAAGGTATCTTCTCAGGCTGAAGGCACTTGACCGTATACTGCATATATGGGCTTGTAAAGTCCATATCAAACCACTTAGATGCACACTCTTCCATAACTACTGGAGCAAATGGTCTAAAGAGTTCTCTCTGCTTAATTCTATTAACTTTGTCTTTAATGTTGGGGTCTCTTGGATCGGCAAGGATTGATCTATTTCCTAATGCTCTTGGACCATACTCTGCTCTTCCTGATGCTACTGCTACGATTCCATCCTTTAGTATACCGTCCACAATTTGCTGGACTGGATACTCTCCTCCAAGGTCGTATCCAAGGTAGGGGCTCTTCCAATCAATATGTTTTCCATATAGGGCTGCTGCTGCACCTAAAGAACTACCAGCATCTCCTGGGTTTGGCATAATCCAAACCATATCAAAGATATTCCATAGCAATGTGTTGGCTGAAGAGTTGAGTGCACAGCCACCCATAAATACAAGGTTAGTTTTTCCAGTTATCTTTTTAGCCATCATCATAAACTCTGCAAGCCTCAACTCATAAACATATTGAACTGCTGCTGCTATATCAAATTTGTCTTTTTCTGTTATTGGTTCATCCCAATCAATTATTCCCTTGTGAAAATTATACTTCTGCATATCGTGTCTAATGAAGTAGTTAGAAACCTTACTTGCATACCGTTCTTTGTTTCCATAGGCTGCCATGCCCATCATAATATATTCTTCTTGGTTTGGCATAAGACCTATTAGTTGTGTAAATGCTGAATAAAATAGTCCAAAACTAACAGGATAGTTTTTCTTATACTTAAGACTTATGTTGTCTCCTTGTCCAGCCCAAATTGTTGAGGTATTGTATTCTCCAATAGCATCTAGCACAACTATGACAGCATCATTAAAGGAACTTGTGTAGTACCCTGCTGCTGCGTGAGAATAGTGATGGCTAAAAGACTTCCTTGGAACACCAGGTATATCAAACCTTGGCTTCCACTCTCCAGAACCACCTCTTAAAGCCAGCCTGGAAGCCTTTAGAAAGGGCTTTTCATAGTAGGCAATGCTATCTGGTGTACCATACTGCAAAGCATCTTTTATTAAACTATCATTCACATACCAATCATTTTTTTGTTTGCTATACCTTTCTGCATGCCCTGAAAAAAGTATTTCGCCATCTTTAATCAATGACACTGAGGCATCATGAGATGTTTCGTTTACTCCAAGAATTATCACATTGTTTCCTTAATATAAATATTTATTTTTCTTTTCATTTTTTCTAATTTCCCTTAGTATAAAGTATATCCTAATTTTTTTTATTATGTTTTTCATGATTTTAGTTAAGGTCTGGGTCAACAATTACATACCCATCTGAGTGCTCTGTTTGCGTTGTGTGCATATAAAGCAGGGTGGTTCTGTGTCCACTTTCTATTTCAGATATACCATGTCTCCATAAGTCTCCGTCACTTATAAAGAATATACCATCATATTTTTCAGGCCTGTAAGTAAAATTTAAACCTGGGAAGTATAGTTCTCCTCCAGTAAAATCATCATCAAGGTATATTACCGTGCTGTATTCAATAAACTCTTCTGGTGCTTGGTCATCAATATGTGCATTGCCAGAATTGCCCCGTACCCAGACAGATCCAAAAGATTTAAATGTTTGTATTTTTTTTGTTTCATCTGGATTAAGCCGTTGATGTATATCATTGGACAATAGAGAATATTTTTTCTGAATCCCCAAGACCACTTTGTTATATGGGTATGCGGTTCCACCATATCTAGTCTTATAGTACTCTGGGTATGGGTTTATTTCTGATGGATGATTAATCTCATCTATCAGTGTTTGTGCATCTTCAGGAGTAATGAAGTTTTTAATTACTACAGGAGCCGTTATCATTTCTTATCCTTAACTTTTCATCAGTAAATACTGTTCTGTACTTCACGAAATCTTTTTTCAGCCATAGCATCTAGGTTAGATAGATATATGTATTCTACATCATTTCTATTATATGGAAAATACTCTAAACTAGAAAAATCATAGTCAATAATATTCATAAGTTCATGAACCCCAGGCATAGACTCATTTTTTGACTTAAAAGAATCTATGACCTTTGTATAATTATGATATAAAGAAAAAGGAATAAAGTCATTTTTTATTATGTCAGGCTCTTCATCAATAGTAAATCCAGTTGGAAGAGCAATAACATCGATGTTTTCATGTGCTGCAAACAACGAAAGGTATTCTTCTACCCCATGATATTTGAATATTGAGATGTCTGGTAAAACTTCAAGCAAACTGAATGGCATAAAGAAAAAATCTTTAACAACCCAATTTGTTTTGGTTTCTTCTTTTATTTCTTCTTTTCTATACTCTGGGTAAAACTTATATTTATCTTTATTAAATACAATATTGTGGTTGCCTGATAAGATTATGCTTGTTTGATTGTCATGCTTTAATAACTCCACATCCCAATCTTTTTCAAACATTTTGGCACCGTCAACGTACATAAAAAAATCAAAGCCTTTTCTTTTTTTCAAAAGATAAAGATATTTAAATCTAGATACCAAACTATCCCAATAAATGTGATTATACTCTAGCCCTAAAAACTTCTCTGGTCTTAATACATTTGTTTGATCGTACACTACAACATGTATATCATTGTGACCACTTTGATTTTTTATGAGTTGTTCTACCGCTTGTGGCAGTAACTTACTTTTGTACCCATAAAAATAAACTAATATTTTTTTCATTTTACAACAATGGAATCCAGTGCTGCTCAATTGTATGGCTACCGCCCCTAATAAGAGACTCAAGAGGCTGGATATCGTAGGCAACTGTAATTCTTGATCCAGACCAATCCCAATCACCTTGTGCGTGTGGGTGTCCCATTTCAGAAACAATCATTCTGTTGTCAATATTATGATTTGCAATCTCTCTATTTGGATCACCAAACAGTCTGTAGTATGTGATTGATGGCTCAGCCTTTACACAGTAGTATCCGTGGAAATTAGGAGCACCTGGAGCACCATGATCATGCCAGTTTAACTTTCCGTTGCCTATCTTGTTAATATTAAACCATCCCTGAACATAGTACTGCTGCTTGTCAAAGTCTACGCCATAGTACTCACAGGCTTCTTTAACAGTCTTTGATAGTTCAGAGTACAACTTGTGTAGAGAAGGATGATAAAGTTGAAAAACATTATACTCTCTCCACTTAACAGTAGATAAACTTCCAGAGTCTAGCCAATATCCTGGATCATTTTCCATCGTAGCAACTCCACGAAGTTTAGCGCTTTCGATTAGTTTATACTTTTCTTCTAAAAAACTAGCAAGTTCTTCTAGATCGTTGTCTAGATATTTTTCAAAAAACTTATGCTCTTTGTTGCTATTAGACAAAGACCCATTTGTGTTCAGCATTAGTTATCTCCTTTATTGTTTATCTGTTCTTTTTTATACTTTGCATATTCTTTTTTTCTCCATGCAAATTTTCTGTAGTGTGCTGTTATGTCAGACCTTCTATTTTCTGATATTAGTTGATGCTTTTCTCTTGCCTTAAAAGAATCATCTACTACCAAGTTCCAGGACTCCCTCTTTATAGGTATCATCTGAAATACTGGTGTTCCCATAGGTATAACTCCTTCAAAATCTTTTTTTATAAAGAATGGTATAAAAGCAGGAAGTCCCCAAACATCAGAGTCGACTATCCCAGATGGAACCCAGAATGGCAAGTCTGGCCTGTTTATTGGCATTGTCATTAACAAAGAATAGTCTTTAGGTGTTTCATAATACCACTGCATTTTAACTCCAAACTGTATAGGATGAACATCTTTTGGAATTGCCATATCAACATGTGGTCTCTTGTCCATCATCATAAAATTCTTTTTCCAAGACAAAGATGGTTTTCCAGATACACTAAGGTTTACCTCTAGATCATCTTCAAGTAAATACATGTACCCAAGGGACATTGCGTCTTGAAACGGAAGGCACAACTTTGTAGAAACATTAGATCCGTCTCCGCCTCTATCATTTACTGGGCATAAAGATTTTAAGTCATTACTATTAAAATGTTTTGCTAGGTCTCTATACCATTGAGGTATTTTTTTATATGATGGCTCTGGAGACAAAAGACCATCAGTCTTTTCATGTGGAATGAAAGTTAATTCTAACTCATTATCGTCCATAGTAGTCCTCTATTTGTGATATTTCTTCGTCACTTAAGACAGCAGACATATCGTACATTGCAGTATTCTTACTAATAATAGCATACTTTTCTTTTAACTGATACTTACCAGTATTTTTAATTTTAAAATCAACAAAGCCTGGATAGGCGTAATCTGAATACTCTGAAATTTCTTTTCCAATAATATTTTTTTTACCAATGTGGAATGGGGTATCCTCATCTTCTACGCTCTTTATTTGTATCTCAACACTTTTATTTATAAACCACGGAATATAGAATCTATATGTTGGTGCAAAGCATTCTTGAACTTCTAAACTATTAGAAGATGGATAAAACTGTCTTTGATGGCACTTATCTAAGGCATACAGTGTATTGTCATCTCTCTCTTCAACCCAAATTTCAGCATGAGTTTTTTGTCTAAAAGTAATTAAATTATTATTGATACTTATAATTTGTGGCTTTGGATATAGGTTAAGAACATAATTGTTTACTGGCTTTAAAACACTATGAATACTTATAATATCTTTTGAGTTATGTCTAGACCATTTTTGTGGAAGTCCAGACTGGATAAGTATATCTGGCAAAGATAATTGGCCAGAGTTTAGCCACCATTCTGACCCTGACATTCCATTTTTCTTTATTATCATTTTACCCTTATCTTAATTGCTTTGGTATAACAATTATACACCAGACCGCTGCCCCACCTGGCCTCGATCCAGGGACATCCGAATTAACAGTTCGGCACTCTACCAACTGAGTTATAGGGCAATAGGGCAGTTTTAAGTCATACCCAGGACTTTTTGCCTTATGGCAAGTTAGAGGTGATTACTCTTGTCGGTTCCCAAACAGTTGTTCTTGTCTTGTTGCTATTTACAACTACAGAATCAACAAACTTAATTGTTTTCTTTGGAAGAGTATCTATGTATTGTGTAAATGACTTGAATGTATTTCCGTTTACATAAGATGCTGCTGCAAGTGCAGTTGACACAGAAGTTCCAGATGCAGTTGTCTGTGATCCATTGTACTTTGTAATACTAACTGTTCCAGGAGCAACCATGTCAAGGCCTGGACCTCTATTTGTAGCCGTTGCCCCTACAGAAGTTCCAGCATCCAGAACATCGGTTGATGATCCAACACCGATAACTCCTGTAACACATGCTGGGAAACCAACAATTGTCTTTAGACCATCATTGCCAGTGGCAACAAAAGTAGGAATGTTCTGTGCATTTAACTGTGAAACCTGAGTTACAAATGGACTAAAGATTGATTGATCAGTGCAGCCAATGTGTAGTGATCTTGTTGATGTATTAATACCAGACTGACTAATTGACACAGCATCAATGCTATACTTTGATGCATTCTTATTGACCCAGTCGATAGCACTAAGGATTGTTGATCCATTAAATGGAGTTGATGAGTTTCCAAGAGAAGAAACATTGTAGACTCTAATAAATACAATCTTGATGTTTGGAGTCTTTGCGAGTGCAGCCTTAACCATAGAGTCTCCATGATATGTGGCATTGTTTAGGGATGCTGGCCAAGGTGATGCTGCTGCTCCCTTGCCCTCCATAAATAGTTCTCCGTTAGGGCATGACATATTCTGAGCAACAATCTTAGACTTTACAGTTGTAAAACAAACTTCGTGAATGATTGATGGAAAATTGTTTGAGTTGATAGAGGAGTCAATAATTGCAAGGACTCGCTCATCTTGTGCCTGTGATGGCTGCATTGCTGTGAATGCAATTGTAATTGATAGTAATGCTAGTAGTACTTTCTTCATTTTATTCTCCTTATTATTGTTGTTTGATTTTTAAAACTACTTGACATGGGTCTCCGCCTTCTTCCCACTCTTGCTGTTCTTCGTCTGTCATGTAAGGATCTCCTTCATGAGTATTGCAGAACGGCTCTGTTATCCATCCCCGTTCAATTCCGTTGTCAAGCCATATCTCGAACTCGTCAAAGTCTGACTCTATATTCTGAATGTCCTTAAGGATCTCTTCAAATTCTTCGTTCATATACTAAGTATACCCCTAAGCGCTTATGATGTCAACTGGACCCATGCATGATGGGTTAAATTTAATTGCTGCAGATACCGCTTGATTTACTCTATTCCTTGCATTTTTTTGCTTATCTGTTGCATATAAAACCCCGTATGCATACTCTGATCCTGAACCGATAGAAACATATGGCAATGAGTATTTAGATAAAGACATATCTCCAGAACTGTGCTCGTAGATTTCACCACGAATGCCAATAATCAAACTAAGTTCGCCTTCTTTAGATGTGTCAATCCAGAACTCGTTATAAAATTCACGAAGTTCTTTGATAAACTTTGTATGCATAAACTTATCTGTGTCTTTAATGTTGGGTGCTGATGGTCTAAAGTTGTGTCTAATTCTGTCCCCGTCCATTGATCCAGCATAACCAATTAGATACGGACCAACTTTCCAAACCTTTGGTGACTCAAGTGAAAGAATAACTCCATCATCTGATGCTCCACGATCTCCAGCCATATAAATCTTATCTTCATGGCGTAAAGCAACAATACAGGTCATGACAAAGCCCTCTCCAGATAGGTGATACTTAAGTATACCATTGCCCAGAGAGGGCTGTCAACTACCGTCAATAATGACTAATTAGCCTTTTTATCTACCGTTTTAAACGCATCATTGATCTCTGCCAATGTGAGTTTTCCATCGTCCAAAAAAGCCCTTGCAAGCCTTTCAATAACGGTGGCTACGCCTAATAGACCCGCAAGCATAACTGCCTGGACTGTATCAATTCCTACTACTGCTCCAGCACCAAGTACTGATAGACCAGAAGCAGCGAACACTGCTACGATACGCATCAAGACATTTGTCAAAGCCTTTTGTGGGTGCTCCTTCTTAGGAGGCTCTACTACCTTTTTAGTTGCCATATTTAGTCCTCCTTTCTTAGTGGGATTGTTATTAGCCAGATTACTGTGGTTGCAAGTACTGCAATACCAACAATGTCTCTTGCTGATCCCGTTAAAGTTAGCCATGCTATGAAGAATCCAAGGAGGGTAAAGGCTTGTGCGATTATCTCCACCCCTGCATCTTTTAACCATGTGAAGAATCCCTTCACAACCTTTGTTATTATTTTCATATTACCTCCTCATCCCAATCATTACATTTGCAATCTGTGAAACAATGATTACTGGGATAATGACTTCCTGGGCTTTTTCTCTCTGATCGTCTGTCATGTCCATACCCAACTCAGAGAAATTGGATAGGAGTTCTGCTACATCCACTTCAAATACTGCTCCAAGTGGGTCTTCAAGAAATGCTTCTGTTTGTACTTCTGTTACTGCATCTGCTAATGTAAATGGCATTGGGGTTTCTCCTGCATCCCCTGCTCTTTCTGCGAACTCAACAAATGCTGAGGCAAGTTCTGGGTTAGACTTCATCTGCTCAGCAATCTGTGCAACTTCTGACGGCTTAATGCCAAGGTCTTCTGCAACTTCTACTTTTGCTTCTTGCGTCAATGCTTTGAGTGTTTGACTTACTGCTGTAATTTGTTCAGGGGAAAGAGTAACTAACTTATTATCTTTGCTTGTAAGGTTAGCAATAACTCCAGATAAATCTTCTGATGTACCAGTTCCCTTTTCAGGAATGAGGGCTTCTAATACTTCATCTTTGATTTCTACATCTGGCTCAGTCCAAGGATTATCTTCTGGTTCTGGATCTGGTCCAGGTTCTGGTGAAGGTTCTGGGGTAGGTTCTTCAGTAGGCTCTACAACTGGCTCCTCAGTTGGTTCTGGATCTGGTGTAACCTCTGGGGTAGGTTCAGGTGTAGGCTCATCTGTAGGGTCTACTGTAGGCTCTGGTGTTGGTTCTTCAGTAGGTTCAGGTGTAGGCTCATCTGTAGGCTCTGGTGAAGGCTCTGGGCTTGGTTCATCTGTTGGCTCTTCAGTTGGTTCTGGAGAAGGTTCTGGTGTGGGTTCTGGGGTAGGCTGATTGGCTGCAGCATTGGCTGCTGCCTGAGCAATAGCAGCATTAAGTTCTCTTTGTGCCTGCTCAAAATAATAAGTCCATGCATCTTCAATAGCAGCATTTAAATCAATTATAGATTGATTATATGTGTTGATTCTATTATTCTTTAATTCTAAAGCAGATGTTAGGTTTTGTTGTGCGATTGTTAGGTTTTGGATTGTTGTTGTGAGGTTTGATGTGAGATTTTGTAAGACTTGTACTTCTTGATTGTAAACATTTAGTTTGTCATTATATACTGCTAATTTATTATTATAGATTGTTTGTGCTATAGCCTGTGCTTCAACAGCATCATTGTAAGCATTGATCTGTTCCTGTGTTGGTCCTGAGCCAGAAGAAAATGTATTAAGATTACAACTAAAGTTTTGTCCCCATACTCGTGGATCTCCAGCATAGTCGCATCCTGCTCCAGTCCAGCCTCCAGGAATTGCCCATCCAAGATGATAAGATCCTGGCCCACCACCGTTGTACCACCAAATTTCTACACCCAATGTTTTGTCTTCACTAACATCATATACTGGTGAATAATCACTCCAAGTAGTGCCTTGCTCTTGCCAGTTATCAACTGCAAGAACTCCGTCTACATACATTCTAAATCCATCATCTGTATATCCTGCAAAATATGTTGTTGTAAACCATGATGGGACAGTAATCGTTCCAGTAAATTTAACTATAAAATTTTCATACCTGTTGCCACAAACTGGAAGATACATAGAGTTTGAGTTCCAAGTGCCAGAACAAAGCACAGATCCTGGGGTAGCAACATTACCCTGTCTAACAAGAGTATAAACAGTGTATGCCAAACCTGTTCCTCCAGCAGCCTGCATGTTAGACTGTGTGGTTTGAACATTTATGTTGGCTATGCTGAGAGCATCCTGTGCATCGTTTCTTTCTTCAAGAGCATTGTCTTTATGTTCAAGGGCCAAGGCTACTGTGGCTGTCTGCCCATCCACATTTGACTGGGCAAGGTTCTTTGCTTCTAAGGCTGTGGCTTCTGCTTCTGCTGCATCTTCGTGGGCATCATAGGCATCATCTTTAAGTTCCTTCGCATTTGTGGCTGAAGCAAACTTATTTTCTGCTATCTCTATAAGATCTATAAAGTCATCTTGGTAACCAAGGTCATCTACGCTATCGTTAAGTTCCTGTATTTCTTGGGCTGCAACAGTTAGAGGGTCGTCAGAATGAGCCTCTGTTGGGGCTATAATAAGCCATCCAAAGGCTAACAATGTTGCTATTGCTATTCGTGATAGTCGTTTTATTTGCCTTCCCCCTTGCAGACATTATGTCTGATAGGATGATTATACCATTTTATTGCATAAAAAGGCTGCCGTTTGACAGCCAAGAAGATACTGCTAGTTGCTATTGTTTTGAGAAACTTCCCAATAGTGGAAATCTATACTGCTTTTATCTAAAATATAGGCTATCTCTGACTTACTTAGGGATCCTAGTATATCTTTTGTTTCTTTTATACCATTGTAGACTCCTGCCCTTTGTAACTTTATTAGGCTAACATTGAATCTGTTGTTGATAATGTCTACTATTCTGATATATCCATCATAAAGGTTCTCTGTGTTCCCCAGAAACATAAGGGAGTCCATCTTTTCTTTTGCGTTTGTCTCTGTGACAACGACATGTGTTTCTATATCCATGGCAGTCTTTGCTATTGGGTCGTAGAGATATGGATGCCTCGTATTTATTAGGTTATATATCTGTCCATTGTGAGTATACTCGATTGACCTTTGATCATAAAGCCACTCTCTGAATAGACTTAGTGGGTCATTCTTAAACTTACTTAATCGGAATACTTCAAATACTCTTGCATTGATATCTGAGGTTTGACTCTCATAGTTTAGTTTAGTAAACATACTCACTACCTGATTTACAGGGTTTCTTAAAAAGGTTATTGTGTCTATTTCAGGATTAAATATTGAAGGGGCAATTCCGTAGTGCCCCATTATCAAATTGCTTTCAATGATATCAGATTCATTAAAGTTTTTGTTATTTTTAATAGAAGTTTCTGGAGTAAAAATATTTAAACCACACCTATTGATTCCAGAATTATGTAACATTCTGGATAGTGTGGTTCCACCTGTTCTTGGTATATGATTAAAATAAATTGAATTCATAGTAAACCCTGGTGGGCTTTCGCCCACCAGGACTCAAACTACTTAACTAAGGTAACCTTAGCCTTTGGATTCTTCTTGTTCCACTTTGTAGCAAGTGCATTAAATGACTTCTTCAAAGCAGAAAGAGCAGCAGCATTATCTGCTGTCAACTTAGCAATCTGTGCATCCTTAGCAGCAAGAGCAGCATCTGATGCTACCTTAGCAGCAGCAGCCTTATCTGTCTCTACCTTAACTGCTGCAGCAAGTGCTGCATCTGCAGCAACCTTTGCATCAGCAAGTGCCTTGTCTGAAGCAGCCTTAGCAGCAACAGCATCTGCAGCAGCCTTTACAACTGCAGCATCTGCTACAGCCTTAGCAGCGATTGCTGCATCCTTTGCAGCCTTTTCAGCAGCAAGTTCTGATACTAGATCACGAACTGCAATCTCTGCAAATGGTGCAAGTGTTGGAGCAGTCAAACCAACTACTGCTGCTGCAACTGCATCTGATGATGTTGTTGGTGCAAAAGTAATTAGTGAGCGTGTTCCTGTTGTTGGAAGAGTAGCCTTAAAGGTTGCTGTTCCAAAGTCTGTTAGAGTAGCACCAGTTGTTACTGTTGCTGTATCCATAACTGCTGTTGAAGCAAAGACGGTTGCTGTAATTGACTTGCCAGATACCTTGTTGCCAAATGCATCTGTTGCAGTTACAACGATATCCTGCTTAGTTCCTGCTGCACCTGCTGAAGGTGCTGAAACTGTTAGGTTGTTGATCTTACCAGCAGTACCCTGTACATAGTATGTAAGAGTTGTTCCACCATTGTTAATTACAACGGTTCCAATTGCTGTTGTCTTTGTGTAGACAAAAAATGTTGCAGTTGTTCCAGTGCCTGTTGCGATTGTCAAAGATGATGATCCTGACGATGCTCCGACTGGTGCTGCCGATGTGTGTAGTGCTGATACGATTGTTGCGTTAGTTGCTACTGCAGAAACTGATGTTCCTGCTGCTACTGTTGCCACAAAGCGTAGTGCATCTGCTGCATCGATTGT